GATCAAGGGGTATCAGTATTTGGTCAGAAAACATTACAAACTAAAGCATCAGCACTTGATCGTGTAAATGTAAGAAGATTGTTAATTGAATTGAAAAAATTCATCGGAGATCAAGCTAGAAATTTAGTATTTGAACAAAACACAATTGCTACAAGAAATAGATTCTTAGCAACAGTAAATCCATACTTAGAATCAGTAGTACAGAGACAAGGTCTTTACGCTTACAGAGTAGTAATGGACGATACTAACAATACAGCAGATGTTGTAGATAGAAATCAATTAATCGGTCAGATCTTTATTCAGCCAGCTAAAACTGCAGAATTTATCGTACTAGACTTTACAATTGAGCCAACTGGAGCAACATTTGAAGATTAATTTTAACTTAAGATATTTATAATAAAGAATATACAATAACATGGCAGTATTAGATCCAAACGAAATTATGTTTAGAGCCTTCGAACCGAAGGTACAAAATAGATTTATCATGTATATGGATAACATTCCATCATTCATGGTAAAAACAGTATCAGCTCCTTCATTTGAAGACGGAGAGGTAGTTCTTGACCACATTAACTCATATCGTAAGATTAGAGGAAAGAGAACGTGGAATGATATGGATATGACTTTATATGATCCAATTACACCTTCTGGAGCTCAAGCAGTAATGGAATGGGCAAGACTATCTTACGAATCAGTAACTGGTCGTGCTGGATACTCAGACTTCTACAAAAAAGATTTAACTCTTAACGTATTAGGTCCTGTAGGAGATGTAGTATCAGAATGGATTATTAAAGGTGCATTTATCAAAACAATGTCTCAAGGAGATTTTGATTGGTCAGCACCAGATGCAGTAGAGCTATCAATTACAGTAGCAATGGATTACTGCGTATTGAATTACTAATACAGCCTTAAATACAAAAGAAAGCCCGATTTATTTCGGGCTTTTGTTGTTTTAAAAATATATTCTTCGTATATTTATATCTAGAACTAGTTTTAATTAATAAAATTTATGGAACAAACACAAAAATTCCCTACAGAAGTAGTCGACTTACCTTCAAAGGGAAAACTCTATCCACCCGATTCCCCTTTAGCTTCCGGTACTATTGAAATGAAGTACATGACAGCAAAAGAAGAGGATATCTTAACCAATCAGAACTATATCGAGAAAGGTATTGTTATTGATAAATTACTTCAAGCATTAATCGTAGATAAAACGATTGATTATAGTCAAATTCTTATTGGAGATAAAAATGCTCTTCTTATAGCAGCACGTATTCTCGGATATGGAAAAGATTATGAGTTTGAATATGCAGGGACTAAAGAGAATATTGATCTATCCCTTCTTGAAAACAAAGAGCTACACCCAGCTATCGAAAAAGCTACTGAAAATAGTTTTAACTTTACCCTACCGGCCACAGGAAAAGTTATTACATTCAAGCTTTTATCTCATGGTGATGAACAAAAAATTGACCAGGAAGTAAAAGGATTAAAAAAGATTAACAAAGAATCATCAGCTGAATTATCAACACGTTTAAAGCATATGGTATTGGCAGTAAATGGTGATAGCGAGAGAAAAAACGTTAGATCATTTGTAGATAACGAATTCCTTGCAAGAGACTCTAGAGCATTTAGAAACTATCTTAGAGACTTTCAACCCGATGTAGATATGACCTTCTACCCAGAAAATGGACCAGACGGAGGGGTCGACATTCCTATCGGGGTTAACTTTCTTTGGCCTGACGCCAACCTATAGACTTTCAGTATTTACCCAAATACATGAAATAGTATTTCACGGAAAAGGAGGATACGATTATGATACTGTCTATAACATGCCTATTTGGCTTAGAAATTTTACTTTTCAAAAAATGCAAGAACATTATGAAAAAGAAAAAGCTGAATACGATAAGATTAGTAAGAAATCTCAGACAATGAAAGGCAGTAAAGTAAAAAAACCTTCTTATAGTACAAGGGCTCGCAAATAAGCGAGCCTTAACTATTTATAATAAACTCATTTTATAAATGGCCGATAATAATTTACCACCAGATCCTAGTAATTATGATCCTAATAGCCCTTTAAATAGGTTTGCTAAAGAGGATGCTAAAACAGCTAATGAATTAGCTCAAGCTGCTAGAAGCCTTACTGAAGAATTAAAAGATCAGTTAGGTATACGATCTCGGTTAAATGAAACTCAAAAAGAGACTTTAAATCTTGCTAGGGCACTTCAAAGATCGGCTCAAGAAAATACTGTAGAGATAGGAAATTCCGGTAATATCGAAAGGCAAATTGCTAAGGATAAAAAAACCAGGTTAGGTGTAGAGAGAGAAATTAATGATCTTCTTGCTAATTCTAATGAAACTCAAATTGATCATGCCAGGCGTATATTTGATCTAACTTCGGATATTCAAGAGAAATCTGATGAATTGGCTGAGGCTTCTGGAGATGAGATTAAAAGGCTAGAAAAGCAGATTAACCAAAAAGAGCGTATGTTATACGCTACTTTGAAAACAGCAGATGCAGATACACAAAGACTTGCATTACTTAATGGAATGGTGTCTGTAAATGATAAGCTTCTTCGACAAAGAGAAGCAGAAGCTGAAATACAGAAAGACATAAACGATAAAATGGGGGTAACCGGTGCTTTAGTAAAAGGTACTGGAGCATTGATGGAAAGGCTAGGTATGAGATCTGGTATTTTCCAAGATGCAATGAAAGAATCTGCTGAGGAGATGCGCCGTATGGCTGAAGAAACCATCAGAGGAAAGGCAAACTTTACTAAAATGGATATAATGTTAGCAGGATTCGGAAAACTAGCTTCTGGATTTGGTAAAGCTTTATTTGATCCTTTTACAGTTGTAATGTCTATAGTAGATGCATTTCTAAAACTAAACGAAGCATCAACAGAACTTCAACAATTAACAGGTCAAAATGCAGGCATACAAGCAGCTCATAATCAAAGACTAGCAACAGGTGCCCAAGTAATGGGTGTTATGTCTGAATTTGCAAAAGATACAGGACTTAACACTGCTGCTATATTTACCCCAGACGATTTAGGTAGGATGGCAGAAGCTACTAACCTACTTGGACTTTCTAATAAAGAAGCAGCTCAATTAGGAATGCTTTCTAAAGTATCTGGTAAAAATTTTCAAACATCTAAAGAAGAAATAGTTGCTGGAGTAAACGGTATTAATGCTCAAATGGGAGCAGCTGTAGCTCACGGAGCTGTAATGAGAGATGTAGCAAATGTATCTGAAGATATAGCCTACTCGTTAGGAGGAGATGCCGGTAGAATTGCTAAAGCAGCAGCAGCTGCAAGAGCTTTAGGATTAAGTCTACAAAAAGTAAACGATATTGCTGATGGGTTATTAGATTTTGAATCATCAATAGGTAATGAATTAGAAGCACAGCTCCTAACCGGTAAAAATATAAATTTAAATAAAGCTAGAGAACTAGCTCTAAATAATGATTTAGAAGGAGTTGCAAAAGAATTAAAAAACCAAGGTATTTCGGCAACAGAGTTTGCCAATATGAACCGTATCCAGCAAGAAGGTATTGCTAAGGCAATGGGCATGTCACGTAATGAACTTGGTAAAATGGTTGCTACTCAAGCAGCTCAAGGAGAGATAACAGCAGAACAAGCAGCTAGAATGCAAGGAATGACAGTTGAACAAATGGAGCAAATGAAAGCCACGGAATCATTAAAGATGGCTTTTGGTAAAATCGCAGAGCCCCTTGCAAGTATTCTCAATCAACTTACCCCAATAATTACTCTTTTAGCTAAAGGAGTATCGTTTGTAGCACCAATAGCACCGTATTTTTTCTTAGCTTATAAAGGAGTTAAACTACTCAACTCAGGGCTTATAGGTAACATTAAAAGTATGGGCAAACTTTTTACTAAAACTAAATTGTTTGGTAAATTTTATAAAGGAGGTCAATTTATGCCTGGTGGCGGTAAAGCTAAAGCTGGAGGAGAGAAAGCAGGTGGACTACTATCTACTTTATTTGGTAAAAAAGGAACAGCTGCTGTACCAAAAGGTGCAGGTGAAACAGGAGGAAAAGGTATATCAGGAATAAGTAATGCTATTTCTAAAATAGATATGAAAAAAGTTCTACAAGGAGCTGCTGCATTAGCAATCGTAGCAGGAGCAGTCTTTATATTCGGTAAAGCAGTTCAGCAGTTTATGGAAGTGAGTTGGAGCGATTTAGGAAAAGCAATAGTTGGTATGTTTGCTTTAGTTGGTGCTGTATCAGCAATAGGCTCTATAATGATGTCTGGAGTTGGAGCTGTAGCAATTTTAGCAGGATCAGCAGCAATGCTCATCATGGCAGGAGCAGTTTTGGTATTAGGATATGGAGTACAAGCCTTAGCTACTGGATTTAATATGATGATACCTAACTTAGTACTATTAGCTCAAATGGTGCCTCAATTATTTGGAGTAGGATTAGCATTAATGTCAATTGCAGCTGGATTAGGAGCTATAGCATTCGCAGGACTAGCAGCAATACCGGCACTATCGGCATTATCAATGTTTGCTCTAGCAGCAACACCTCTTATAGCTCTAGGAGGTATGTTTGCAGGCGGCGGAGAAGAAGATGGAGATGGCTTTGCAAGATTAGAATCTAAATTAGATACTTTAATAGAAGTAATATCAACAGGAGGTAACGTATACTTAGATTCAGATAAGATAGGAAGAACACAGGCTAAATCATTCTCTAAATTAACAGCTTAATATAGACAAATATTTAATTTATCTATTTATAATAAACAATAAAATAATTAATTATGGCAAACGGAATATTAAACAACCAACTTCCTAACTCGATTTTAGGTCTACAAGGTCAAACACCTAGTCAAAGAGATGGAGCTAAAAAAACATCTACTCTGCACAATCAGTCGTCGATTAATAATCAACCGGCTATAGAGCAAAGCGTATCAGGATTAGATTTAGATGGTGCAACTCCAAGTAAGTACTTAGACAACCCACCACAGTAGATTTATGCCTATTATAAGGAACTTAAGAAAGGACTTCGATGAAGGCCGTATGGATAATCTCCGTTCTCTTACTTATGAAGAAAGAGGAACACAAGGTCCTTATGTAAAAAAAGATATAAACAATCCACCTAGTAGCTCTCAACTGGGATTACAAGCAAATAAGCGTATAGATGATGTTTCTAGAATAGCACAAATGCTTGTTGACAAGCCCGGATTAAAACACCTTAGTAACGAAGCTATTCTAAAGCAAGGTGAGATTACAAAAAAGCTAGAAGGCAAAGATCAAACTACTGCCGGTAAGATCTTAAGAAGAGTTGGCGGTACAGTAAAACATGTAGCACAAGTAGCAGCTTCTACTCTAGCTCAAGTACCTGTTAATGGTACAGGAACACATTTCCTAAGAGCATTTAAAACAGATACATACTTACAAGATGGAGATCCGGCTGGCGGATTTGCCAGCTTCTTTGGTGCAGGTGGTGTAGAAGGAACACAATACGCTTTAAGAGGTAAAGCAGTACCATCACAAGGTACTATTACAGATTCTAAACTACCAAGTAGAAACACAACTGTTAACCCTGGTGATATTGGCATAGACCATATAGGAATAGAAGGAGATGTATCTGTAGAAAATGATATTTCTGCATATAACTCAGCCGAGACTTATACTAAGACGGATACTAAGGAAAACATTTTGAAGGCCAATTCCGGCTTTCCTATTAACGGAGGAGATAAAATAGAAACCATAAATCCTTCAACAGGTCAGATAACAGAACTTACTATCCCTACAGTAGGTAACACAACACCAGAAAAAGGAACTTTTGGAGTAACTAATAAAGATGTAGAAGGTGATATAACAGGTCCACAAGGTTTACCCGATAGTAAATATAACTCAGATAACACTTACACAGGAACTTCCACAAAAGGTAATATAAACTATGTTCAAACTGGAGAAAAATTTGGTACGGACGGTAACATACCTTTAAGAGGTAATGTAAATTACGATTCTATAGAATCAACTTCTAAATCTATAGAAAAAGCTAAGGATAGTACTAAGTTATATGATGGTAGTAATTCAACTATTGAGGGCAAACCTCAAGGGTATACAGAAGATTTCCGTTCTCAAGGTCAGACTGAAGGTGTTCCTAAATCAAATACAACATTTACCGGAAGAACATCTAAAACATATGCTTTAGATTATAACGGTACTAAAATTAAAAAAGAAGCGAGAATAGGGTTAGGAAATCCAGGTAAAATTACTAGAAATAGAACTTCATATACTGTATCAGATAGAGATACTATCGATGCTTTAAATGCTTTAGATGTTAGAACAGATGCAGGAGATGGTACTAAAGCATTAAATGGAGGTAAAACTCCTGCATTAGGAACAAACGGAAGTAGAGATTTAATTCAATTCGAATTTCAAATAATGACTCCTGATAATACTCACTATTTAGGATTCAGAGCATTTTTAGATCAATTCGATGACAGTTTTAATGGAAGTTGGAATTCACATAAATATTTAGGACGAGCAGATAATTTTTATACATACTCAGGATTTGAAAGATCTATAAACATAGGATTCAAAATAGCAGCTCAATCTAAAGAAGAGATGAAACCCTTATATAGAAAAGCAGCTACGTTAGCTTCTATCACAGCACCGACTTACGGCAGCAACGGCAGGTTTATGAGAGGTTCTATTGCTAAAGTAACAGTAGGAGATTATATTTACGAACAACCAGGTATAATAGAATCAGTTCAATACACTTGGCAGAAGGATTATCCATGGGAAATTTCTTTCCAAAACCCAGAAGGTAAAGAAAACTCTCAGATCCTACCTCATGTTCTTGATGTTAGTTTAACATTTAAGGTTATTCACGATTTCTTACCCGAAACAGGAGTACTTCCTTTAATAACTAATCATAGACCAACTGGGAATAAGAAAAAGTATATTGAATTAAAAGCAAGCGAAGAACTTAAAACTAAAACAGATAAGGAACAATCTCAAACCGATGCATCAGAAAGTAACACTGATGAAGCTGCTGTTGGAGGAGAGAACTATAGCATGTCCCCTACCAGCAATCCACCGGTTAGTCAAGATTTAGAAGGAATACCTCCACAAATTCCTAATTTTGGTTAAAAAAATTCGTATATTAAGATATGGGCAGAAGATTTAGAAAAATACCAATCAACAAAGCTAAAAGAGGAACCGAATATAAAAGAAATGTAATATATCCGGAAATACCTTTAAATGCTGATGATATTTACGTAATTACCGATTACGGGGACAGGTATGATACTCTTGCCTTAGAGTTTTATAAAGACTCAGAGTTATGGTGGATTATTTCTTCTGCAAATAATTATCAAAAAGGGTCTTTAAATATTACTCCAGGAGTACAGTTAAGGATACCGGCTGATAAAGCGCAAGCAATTAGCTTATTTGAAGAAGTAAATAAAACCAGATAATGTCAGAAGCAGCTAAAAATCCTAAACAAGGCCCTCCTAATGAAGTTATTGGTAGCAGTATCTCCGATGGTGTAGCTAATCAATTTAAATTTCGTGAAAAACTTGTATCTGATCGCAGTAAACCAAAAGAACATCTAATGTTTTTTAATGGTAATGGTGCTTGGGCAAGGTTGGTTTCTAGCGTTAATACTTTGACAGAAAAAGAAGCAACAGAATTAGCAGCTGGTAAAAAATCAGTAAATGATACAGTAGGAGATAATTCTCTTGCCTGGAATAATGTTATGATGGGCGGAACATTAAAACAAGGTACCCCTGATAATCCAACTACTTTAAAAGGAGGTATATCCGAAGATTTACATAGTCCTATAGATATAGATAAAAACGGGTACATTAAAGCAGGAGACATGAGATCAAATGCTTATCATAAATACGGTAGCCTAGGATTTAGACCAACTCCTGGTCTTGAATCAGTATCTGTTGAATCTAAAGGTACTTACGGTACTCTTAGAGAAGCATCAATTAATTTTAAAGTATGGACTTTAGAAGATTTAGAAATAGCACAAGCACTTTACCTAAGACCGGGCTATACCGTATTAGTAGAATGGGGACATAGCTTACAGTTAGTAGAGGATAAAGTAATTAATTCAGATATTGAGCTTATTAGGTCATTCCTTAGTGATAAGATATCAGATCCTATGTTAAAGTTTGAAAAAGAACTCAATGAAAAAAGAAAAGATTCAAGCTATAATTATGATGGTTTTGTTGGATATGTATCCAATTTTGAATGGAGTATAAATTCTCAAGGTGGATATGATTGTTCAATAAGAGTTATTTCTAAAGGAAGTGTTTTAGAATCTATTGCAGTTACTTTTGATCCTGTAAAATCTTATCCTGCTGATCAAATAGCATCATATAAAACAGATAAAGGTAAAAACGAAAGAAAATCAATATACCATAAATTATTCTCAGAATTACAGAGATGGATAAGTGAAGAATCAACAAGTTTAGGAGGTCAAGCAGTAGTAGCAGGAACTGGAATAATTAATGTAGCACCAGCATTAGGAGCTAGGTTGATAACAATGGGAGCAGGTGATGCTATAGCCGATACTTTTTTCGGTAATAATGAAGATTTAGAAGCAGCATCAGAAACTACTGTAGGAGCAGAATCGCAATTTGCACAAGAGAACGAAGCTTTTGTAAACAAGTTAAATAAGATTCTTAATGGAGATAGTTTTACTTATGACGGTGAAGTATACTCTTTTTCAAAAATAGCAGAAGGCGAACGAGGAATTGCAGATTTAGAAGAAGAAGAACTGGTGTATTACTTGAATTTAAATTTTGAAGAATACGGCATAAAAGCTGTAGAAGGAAGTATAGGTATAAATAACCTACCTGTAGATCAACCAGGTGACCAAATTACTTTATATACTGAGGAAGATATAAATAATAGGATATATATAGGAACTGACAATGTTTTCACTGCAGATGATTATAGACGTAGTTTAGAAATACATAATTTTATAAAAGCGAACGTAAAACTACCAGAAGAAGCACTATCCCCGGAACAGAAGCAAGATAGAAAAAGACGAGAACAGATTGCTGCACAACAAAACATAGATAGTATGAAAGCAGAGGAAATTGCTAACTCTTCAAATGCAGACATACAAGATGGTTCTTATATTCAACCAATATATACTAATGCAAATTTTGTTTCTCCAACGTCAAAACATTTTAGAAAAACTTTAAATAATTTTTGTGCTTTTAGGTTGAAAGATTTAGAGAAAAAAGGAACAGGTTTTGATAATGATGATCTAAATGAATTCTGGCTTCCTTTAGGTGTTATTTTAGATGTCTATAATAATTACGTATCTATCGCAGATGCTACTAATTCAGCTAATAAAGGAACTAAAACAAAAGGTAGAAAATTAACTCAATTTTACACAGGATGGCAAGATAACAATACATTAGGAAAGTATGAAAAAGAAGCTAAATATATAACAGGTCCTTCTCATTTTTCCATTAATCCTATGGTATGTATACTACCTAAGTACCCTAAAATGACAAAGATAAAAAATAGCCAAAATCAAGCTATTAAATGGCCATCTGGTGCTGAAACTTACCAAATGGGGGTAGTATGGAAAAATGGATTTCATCCAAACGTTGAAGCAGCATTCAAGCAAGGTATTTTAAGAGGGGAAACCGACGATATACTGAATATACTTGTATCTGTAGAATTTTTGAAAAGAGAACTAGATAAAATAGTAGAACAAGACGAAGATTCAGATCAATCGAATGAGAATAACAATATAGTATCTTTTATAAAAACGATCTTACGTGGTATGAACGAAGCTATGGGAGGTATAAATGATTTAGATTTATTTTACGAAGAGACAGACGATTTATATTTTATAGTAGATAGGAAGAAAACACCAGTCTCAAAAGAAGCAGTAGGCACACTTTCTTTATCGGGATTAAAGTCTACTATGATGGATGTTAATATTAGCAGTCAGATTAGTAAAAATATAGGGAATATGGTATCTATAGCTGCTCAGGGAACTGGAGGAAATGCAAAAGAAAATGTTGGACCTCTCCTTAAATGGAACACAGGACTTTTAGATAGACATATTAGACATAAAACAACAAACCTTTCAGACGAAGACGTAGCTAAAGCAGCAAAAATTGAACAAGAGAGATTAACAAGTAGGGATAAAAAAATAAAAAGCTGGATAGACGACTACTACGACTATTGGGAAGAATTTAACGGTGAAAAAGCATTCGATAACGGAGATTTTAATGAGGATATAGTACCTTCTTTATCTAATTATCATAAAGAGTTCTCTCAACAATATGTAGTTGAAACTTATTCCAAAGATGAAAAAGACCCAAAACCTATTCCTGGAGTTATACCAGTAGAGTTAAGTTTTACCACTATGGGTATATCAGGATTAAAAATAGGACAAGCTTTTACTATAGAGCAAGGACTTCTTCCTGCTAGATACGCTGAAGATTTCGGGTACATTATTACTGGACTAAGCCATGAAATAGCAGACAGTAAATGGGTAACCTCTGTAAAAACTCAGTTTTATATGACTAAAAAGCCTAGTAAGGTTGAAATAGATGAGCATAAAAAGACTACATCAACGGAAGAATCTAAATTTGTAGAACCAGAAGCAACCAGAAATGATAATCCAGGTCCAGTAGCAGTTTCAACACCAGGTGATCCTTCTAATATCACAGGGAAAACAATAACCTCAGGCTTCCCTCTAAAAAATAGTTGCTGGAAAAATAAACAAATAGAGAAATCTCAAGTGATGATTCACTGGACAGCAGGACATCAAAAATCAGATAAAGGAGCTGGAACTGTAGGCACATTAAATAGTAGAGGAGTGTCCTATCACTATATTATTGATGCTGCCGGGCATGTTGAAAACGTAGTTCCAGAAACATCTCTTGCATATCACGGTGGTTGCGGTAGCGGAGGCTGCGGCACAACAAAAATATCAGCAAATTGGAACTCTATAGGAATCAGTTTGATGAATTTAGGGTACGGTACCGGCCCTAGAAAAAGAGGTAAGGCAGGATCTGGAAAGACTTTTCCTTCTGATCAACAACCAGGTGTAAAGTTAGTAGATCATAACGGTAACCCAACAACATATAGAGGTAAAACATATAATCAAGAAGTAACGGATGCTCAATTAGTAGCTTTAGAATCTCTCCTTAAAGGAATAAAACAACGTAATCCAAGATTACCTAGCTACAGATGGGAAGGAAAGAAAACCTACGATACTTTCTTTCCTGATAGAAATACTTTTTCTTATGCTAAAAATAAACCAGGATACTATACACACAATTCATCAAATTTAGGTAAAAGAGATGCTATGCCTACACCTAAGATGATTAACTTTTTAAAAAAACTTGTTCTATAAATGTACTTACCTAAATCACAATATATAGCAGACAAATTATCTGAATTGAAAGATAAAATCCCTCAGGAGCTAGGTACATTCGAAATTCCTAAAGCGGATATAAAGAAGTATACTAACTACCTTAGGGTTTTAGACAATTTAAAATCCGGTAATCCAGATGTAGTATTAACATCTACAGGAGAAATATTTAGTAGAATAGGAGTTGATTTAAGAAAAGGTAATTTTACCAATGCTATTAAACTTTACCCTTTGAATAGTGAAGATGATAAAGATGAGGGGGAGGATTTAAATGCAGATAACCTAAGTTCGGAAGGAAGAATAAAAACCTTAAAACTACCTCCTTCTTCAGATGAACTTCGATCTGGTAAAATGAAAAGATGTTTTTATAAAAATTTAGCCACAGGAAAAATATCAGAAATTCTGGAAGCTAAGGCTTTGAGGTTATCTAATAATTTAGAAAAGTTTGAAAAAGTCGTATGTATAAACTGGTTAATAGTAGGACCGATAAAAGATAAGACAGTAAATGGGTACTTTTTAGAGGGAATAGAAAGCAGAAACTCAAAGACATTAAAAGACTTAAAAAAAGAACTTCCAGGAGCAGAAGCCCTTATAGATGGTCCTGCTGAATTCGTAAGAGATGTAAAATTTGCAGAAGACGATCTTCCTAAGAAGCAAGATATTGAAGTAGTTATACCTTCTCCAGGAAAAAAGTTGTAGATACGAAATATTTTCGTATATTATAATAAAGGTTATAAAAAATGTTTTATTTATTAGAGTCTCAACAACAGCTTGAATGGTTAGCAAATAAAGTAGAATCTACACTATATGTAGACGTAGTAAGCACTAATGACTATTTTCATTCTAAATTAACTACGGCTGTAGGAATTTATATTAGACCGGTGGGAGATTCTCAAGGGTATTTTATTCCTGTATCTCATGATGATGGCCTTGATGTAGATAAAAACCGTGTCTACGATATTCTTTTAAAAGCAGAGAAACTATATACTCTAAATAAAAAGACCTTACTATACCACTTTAATTTACAGAGAGCTATAGACATATCCTTACTTTATTCTATGAATTTTTATAAAAGATTAGAATTCTCTTCTTCTAACAGTACTATAGACTGGTACTACCGTAAATATAGTGAGAAAGGGGATATAAATAAATTAATTCCTATAGTTAAACTCTATGAGAGAAGTGAAAATATATTCAATCAGATAGAACAGTACCTGGAATTACCGATACCAGATGGATTCGACTTCTATAATAATATGACTACAAATGTATTTTATTTGCTAGAACAGAACGGTGTAGGAATAGTATACGATAGGTTTAATGAGTTATTTAAACCGAAGAATCCTCTATACAACACCCTAAATAATACTGTTTATACCGAATATAATCTCTATAATAATACATCCAGGCCTACAAATACATTTAACTCCGTTAATTTTGCTGCGATTCCTAAGACACCTGAACACAGACAATGCTTTAAACCTCAGAATGACTTTTTTGTAGAGTTTGACTTCGATGGATACCATTTAAGACTTCTAGCAGAACAGTTAGATTATCCATTAACTAAAGAATCTGCTCATAAACAGTTAGCTAAACAGTATTTCGGTAAGCAAGATATATCTGAAGAAGAGTATAATAAAGCAAAACAGATTAACTTTCATGCTATATACGGGAAGATACCAGAAGAGCATAAAAATCTTAAAATATTTAAAGAAGTTCAGGAGTATATAGATGCTATGTGGAAGAGTTATACAGAAGCAGGGTATGTTTGGAACCCACAATCAGGAAAAGCATTTACAAATAAACTCCAAGACATGAACCCAGCTAAGTTAATGAATTATATGATGCAATCGTTGGAGACTTCAAATAATATTATTATATTAAAAGATATACTAAAGTACTTAAGAGATAAAAAGACTTTTATTACTTTATACACCTACGATGCTATTTTATTTGATTTTAGCAAAGAGGATGGCAGAGAGACTTTAGCAGATATACAAAAAATAATGGAAAAACAAGGGAAATACCCTGTTAAATTTAAATACAGCACAGATTTAGTTTTATAAAACAGTACAACTATTTATATATGATAACAACAACAACATTTCAAAGGTTCGATTACGATATAGAACCAATTTTTACCAGCGACGATATGAGTAATAAGCTGTTTTGCACCTTTTCAACGGAAGAAGGACTTGAAGAGGTATTAAGCTCTATTCAAGAGAGATATAAAATTATATATAATAAGATTTTTGTACTGTATTCTAAAAGTCAAGATGAATATATGTGTACATATAATGTTGATTTTGGAAATGTGGGAGCATTTCTAGAAAACACTATACTAGTACATAGAAAAAAAGAAACTAACACACTGTACACTATAAACGCTCTTAATACTCTAATAAAAGAATTAAACGGAGGAGTTTTAGACACAAGCTACAGAATAAACTGGCCTGATTACCGCAATTGCGTGCTACTTACCAAAGGTCCAGAATTAAAGAGAGTAAATACAAAGTTATATAAAATTATTGAGCTATAGTTGGCTATTTAATTTTTTATTCCTATATTAATAATAAGTTATAATTTAAAAATTAGTTATATGGACATTAATGCTATTCGCGCTAAATTAGATGCGCTAAACAACAACGGTCAGGATAAAGAAAAAACTGACTATTCCAAGATTTTTTGGAAACCACAATTAGGAAAGCAAACAGTACGTATAGTACCTTCAGCTTTCGACCCTACATTTCCTTTTAAGGAATTAAAATTTCACTACGGTATTGGAAAGTATCCTATGGTAGCTTTATCAAACTTTGGTAAGCAGGATCCGATTGAAGAGTTTGTAAAAGAGTTAAGAAAAACCAACGATAAAGATAACTGGTCTCTTTCTGGCAAAATTTCACCTAAAACTAGAATCTTTGCCCCTGTTGTAGTAAGAGGAGAAGAAGATAAAGGAGTTAGATTATGGGGTTTTGGAGTAACTATTTATAAAGCATTACTTGCTTTAGCAGAAGATGAAGATATCGGAGACTTTACCGATGTATTAAACGGATGGGATATGGTAGTAGAACAGCAACAAGGTAATCCGTACCCTGAAACAACAGTACGTATTAAACCAAAACAAACACCTTTATCAGATAATAACGATTTAGTTGATACTTGGTTAAAAACTCAACCTAACCCGGTAGAGGTACATACTCAATATGATTATGAATTTATTAAAAAGCAGTTACAAAATTACTTAGATCCTTCTGCAGCAGAAGAAAGTAAGCAAACAACTGCAACTTCAACAGAAGAAAAACTGCCAGAAAGCTTAGGTCAACAAAAAGCAGACTTTACTTTGGAAACAGCTACGGCTGGCAACAAAGATACAGTAAGCAAATTTGATGATTTATTTAACGAATAGAAATGGCAAAACAAAAGAAAGAGGTGAAAGCAGCCGCATCTGCGGCAGTCAAGAAGAGTTTTAATCTTGGAAATTTTAAGAAAAAGAAAGGATTTTCTAATGCATCTGTAAAGTTCAAAGAACAAGGATGGATTCCTTTATCAAAAGCTTTCCAAGACATTACATCCCTTCCTGGCATTCCAACAGGACATATAACTCTACTAAGAGGACATAGTGATACAGGTAAAACAACAGCATTACTAGAAGCTGCTGTAAATGCACAAAAACTAGGAATACTACCAGTATTTATTATATCAGAGATGAAATGGTCGTGGGAACATGCTAAAGAAATGGGACTTCAATTCGAAGAAGTTACTGACGCTAACGGTAACGTAGTAGATTACGAGGGTCATTTTTTATATGCTGATAGAGGTACATTAAATACTATTGAAGAAGTTGCCGTATACATGGCTGATCTTATGGATGAACAGGCAAAAGGAAATCTACCTTTTGATTTATGTTTTTTCTGGGACAGTATAGGTTCTATACCTTGCGATCTTTCAGTACGTTCTAATAAGAATAATAATGAATGGAATGCAGGAGCTATGTCTACTCAGTTTGGTAATAATTTGAATCAAAAGATATTACTATCGAGGAAAGAAAATTCTCCGTACACTAATACTCTAGTAGCCATTAATAAGGTTTGGACTATGAAGCCTGAATCACCAATGGGACAACCTAAATTACAGAATAAAGGAGGAATGTCTATGTGGTACGATTCAACTTTAGTAATCACTTTCGGAAATATAACAAACCCTGGAACTTCTAAGATAAAAGCTATTAAAGATGGTCTGCAGGTAGAATTTGCTAAACGTACAAACGTTCAAGTAGAGAAAAACCATATTGGAGGAGTACAATCAAGAGGACGTGTTGTTATGACATCACATGGGTTTATACCTGATGATAAAAGAGCTATAGATAAGTATAAAAATGAACATAAAGAGCATTGGCTAAAATTAGTTGGTAGTATAGATTTTGACTTAATTGAAGAAGGAGACTTAGAAGAAGAATCTATAAAACCTAATATTTTAGATTAATGGCTAATTACAGTAATATACTTAACAACCTTAAAGAAACCCCACCCCGAGAGTTGAATGATCACATTCTAGTGATTGACGCTATGAATATGTTAATTCGTAGCTTTTCATTACTCAAAGCAATGAACCCATCAGGCCATCATATAGGCGGCCTGGTAGGTTTTATGCGTTCATTAGGGTACGTAACTAGGATATTTGATCCAACGAGAGTTATTATAGTATGGGACGGAAAAGGAGGATCTGCAAATCGCAAAAATATAGATCCAAATTATAAAGCTCAAAGAGCAACTGCTCGTATAACACACTGGGGACTTTACGATACTAAGGCAGAAGAACAGGAAGCTTTAATAGGTCAACTCTACAGAACACAGGATTACTTAGAATGCTTGCCAGTGCAGCAAATTGGAATGGAAAAACTAGAAGCAGATGATATTATAGCGTACATAGCTCAAAAAGCTTCAACATCTAACGTTAAAAAATGTACTATCATCTCATCAGATAAGGACTTTTTGCAATTAGTTGACAAAACTATCGAAGTATATGCTCCAGTAAAAAAGAAGACTTTTAATGAAAGTAATATATTCGAAGAATTAAAGGTACTTCCTGAAAATTACAATGTTGTAAAAGCTCTCCTTGGAGATAATTCTGACAATTTAGCAGGAGTAAAGGGTCTTGGAATAAAAACAATAATATCAGAATTTCCTGAACTAGTTAATACATCAGGAGCAGACTTACAGTATGTTTATGATACATGTGCAAGTAAGTTAGAGGAAAAAAAATGCAAGAAAATTTTTCCTAAAATCATTACAGAGTGGGATCGTGTAGAAACTAATTATAAATTAATGAATTTGCATGATTCTGTGTTGGATGATAAAGAAAAAAATCATATATTAGATATAATAAAGAGTGACATACCCAATCTACAAACAGGGGCATTTTTACATCTCTTAGATCAAGATAAGATAGAAGGGATTACAAAAAATACTGAAGGTTGGTTAGAGAACTTTAGAGGTTTAACGGTTTTTAAAAAATAAGTTATAGATGACATTAAAAGCATTGAATCAGTATGGAAAAGGTTTCCAGCTGAAAGTATTGGGCTCATTGCTAACAGATAAGGGTTTTCTTCTAAACGTAAGAGACGTTCTTCATGAAGATTACTTTGACTCAGACGCACATAAATGGATTATCAATCAGTTAGTTACGTATTTTGACAAATACCATACTACTGTAACTATGGATGTTCTTAAAGTAGAATTACAGAAAATAGAGAATGATATTCTTAAGGTAGCGTTAAAAGAAGAATTACGTAACTCATACCAAGCATCACAAGATGATTTAGAATACGTACAAGAAGAATTTACTACTTTTTGCAAAAATCAGGAAATGAAGCAGGCTATCTTAAATTCTACTGATTTACTAAAAGCAGGAGATTTTGACGGTATTAGAAATACTATTGAAAAAGCAATGCGAGCTGGTATGGATAAAAATATAGGTCATGAATATAATAAAGATATTGAGACTAGGTATCGATCTGATTACCGTCCTACTATTCCTTCTCCTTGGCCTGTTCTTAATGATGGTATTCAAGGAGGATTTGGGCCCGGGGATTTGGCTATTGTATTTGGTAATCCTGGTGGCGGTAAGTCATGGACTATGGTGGCTATTGCTGCTCATGCTGTTAAGCTTGGGCATAAAGTCAATTATTACACTTTGGAACTCGGGGAAGACTACGTTGGTAAACGATTTGACTGCTACTTTACAGGGTACTCTATTGATGAAGTTAATAACCACCGTAAAGATGTACAGAAAGTAGTAGATAACTTAAAAGGTAAGTTAATTGTTAAAGAGTATGCACCAAAAAATGCTTCTGTGAATACAATTAAATCTCATATCCAGAAATGTATAGATATGGACCATAAGCCGGATTTAGTTATAATTGATTACGTTGATTACTTAAGAGCTCCATCAAGAGGTAAGTCTTTTGAAAGAAAAGACGAAATTGATGATGTATTTATAGCTACTAAAGGTCTTGCAAAAGATATGAAAATACCTATTTTAACACCTTCACAGGTAAATCGAATGGGTGCTAAAGATTCTGTTATAGAGGGGGACAAAGCAGCAGGTTCTTACGATAAGATGATGGTAGCAGATATTTGCTTATCTCTATCCAGACAGAAAGAAGATAAAGTACTAGGAACTGGCCGCGTTCATGTTATGAAAAACAGATATGGTCAAGATGGTATGACTTACAATGTAAAAATGGATACAAATAACGGTCATATCGAATTTGAAGGAAAAGCTGACTTAGACGAACAGTTAAATTCTACACAAGGTCCTATATTTAGTCTTTCTAGAGAAAAAATGTCGGAATTATTTGATAAAAAGTAGAATATATATGCTATTTATGGAAACATCTCCATTAGCAGGTATACCTTACTCTGGAGATTTTTTTTGTCTAATTTATTAATTATTATTTAAAATGAGTTTACTTAACGAACGCGTAGTTTACAAACCCTTCGAATATCCAAAGGCATTTGACTTTTGGCTCAAACAGCAACAAGCACACTGGCTACATACTGAAGTACCTATGTCACAAGACGTATCTGATTGGGCTAGTAATTTAAAAGATCATGAAAAAAATGTGATTGGAGGTATATTAAAAGGCTTTGCGCAAACTGAAACTATAGTTAACGATTACTGGTCTACATTAGTTACTAAATGGTTTAGAAAACCTGAAATTATTATGATGGGTACTACGCTAGGTTCAAGTGAAACTATACATGCAGAAGCATATTCGTTATTAAACGAGCAACTAGGATTAGATAATTTTGCCGAGTTTTTAGAAGACGAAGCTACAATGGCAAAAATAGAAAATCTCATGGATGTAAGAGATGGTCATGATGGGACTCCAAACTGGCATGATAGAGCTAAATCCCTTGCTATTTTCTCAGCCTTTACCGAAGGAGTAAATTTATTCTCTTCTTTTGCAGTTCTTTTGTCATTTAAAATGAGAAATTTACTTAAAGGTGTAGGTCAAATAGTAGAATGGTCCGTAAGAGACGAATCTCTTCATTCTGATGCAGGATGCTGGTTATTTAGAACCCTTATGGAAGAACATCCAGAATTTAAAACCCCAGAATTAGTAGACGATATTGAAGAAGCAGCAAAAAATGCTTTACAATTAGAGTTTGATTTTATAGATAAAATTTTTGAAATGGGAGATCTAGAAAATTTAACTAAAGAAGAATTAAAGAATTTTATTCGTAATAGAGTAAATACAAAAATGAGTGATTTAGGTTTAAAACCTATAGTTCCTGCTTCTGAAATAGATAAAGGAGCGTTAAAAACAATGAAGTGGTTTGATGCAGTTATAGCAGGTAAACAACATACAGACTTTTTTGCAAGTAGAGTAACTAATTATGCAAAAGGTCATATGGAATGGGATGCAGCATCAATATTTTAATATAATAAGTTATGACATTAGTAGTAGATACTTCCAATTGGGAAGCAGGAAAAGATTATCCTGAATGGATGAATGAAATATCATTAGCAACAATATCTAAAGGATATTTGTTACCTGATGAAACACCGAAAAAAGCATACCGCAGAGTTGCGGATACTATAGCTAAGAGATTAGACCGTCCAGACCTAGCGAATAAGTTTTTTCGTTATATGTGGAAAGGATGGTTGAACTTAGCCTCCCCTGTATTATCGAACACCGGAACCGACCGAGGATTACCGATCTCATGCTTTGGAATT